TATAGCTTTTATCTATTTAATAGAAAATAATTTGCAGGAAGCAGGAAGCAGGAAGCAGGAAGCAGGGTTTACAGCACGATAAATGCTTCTATCGCTTTTCCAATTATTTTGAATTTATCTGTAATTAGAGGGTATTGATGATTAAGTGGTTTTAGATAGTGTTTGTCGCCGTCTATAACGAGTTGTTTAAACGTGGCGATGTTTGTCCCTTCTACGAGAGCCAGCGCAAAATCTCCGCTGATTGGTATCTGTTCCGGGTCAATGATGATGGTCATGCCGTCAGGGAAAGACATTCCTGATGATGTTGTCATCGAGTCGCCTGATATTTTTAGTGCAAATGCGTTGTATGAGTGGTCTGTACTGCAGTAAATCATAAATTCACCTTTCCTTGGACTATTATTTTTATGGTGTTTGTCTAAATTGCTTGCCGATTCTATTGATAGTAAAGGGACTTTATTGTTTGGGTTGCTGACAATATCACAATTATCTGCAAAAGAGGATTGATCTAAATTATTTAACTGTTCGTTAATTCTTGAATTGTTATCCAGCCAGTCGATTGATAGTTTTTCTGCGACCAGGGGTTTTTATCACCTGGGACGCGCCCTCTTTTTATCCAGTGATTTAAGTTTTGCCCTGTTTTTTCTCCTATTTCCAGCGCAAATTGTCGTTTAGATTTGTATCTAATCGCTATTTTTCTGACCATTTCGGCCACGAATTCTGAGTCAGTTATCATAAACATAGAGTTTACACCTGACGTGGAAATATTAAATATAACTGTTTTGGTTGTAAAGTATAACCAAAACGGTTATATTGTGCATACCATGACAGCATTATTAAAAGCAATCGAATACTTTGACGGAAATCAGGCTGCATTAGCTCGCGCCATTGACCCTGAATTAACATCAATGAGCGTGTCCCACTGGAAAAAAAGAGGGGTGCCAATGCGCCGCGCCGTGCAAATTGAGCGTGTAACGGGTGGCACAGTAACAAAAGAGCAGTTATGTCCTGAACAGTTTGGTATTGCATCATGAATATCCGCCAGCATACCGGGGCGTTGGTTTACCTCCTTTTTCAGCGCCTGTATGCCGTTTGTCCTCCTTGCGAGCTTGAACAACTCGCTTTTTCCCCGGTTCGCGCCTGTGATTCTTTTAATTAACAGAATAGGTGAGTTGGTATGTACTCCGATCCTACAAAAATTCGTTCTCATGTTACAAAACTCCGCTTTAGTGATGAAGAAGAAAGATTGATTGAAGCCTGGGTGAATTACACCGGAGAGCAAAAGGCCGTTCTTCTTCGTGACATGGTTCTTGCTGGTGCTGCATCAGCTATTGGATTAAATACTACTCCTGTTTATCAGGCCGTTGAAGTTACTCAACAGGCGCTTTCAAGTGTCGGTTAAGGCGCGTTTGAGGGTCTATACAGTGCCTATTGAGGGCCCTAACAATTGACCAAAGTTAAAATCACCCCTTTTATAACGTCCTTTAGTGATCAGGAAAAAGCATTGATTGATGCTGTCGCTAATGAGCGTGACATTACATTTGATGATGCTGTATCTCAGTTGGCGTCCGAAGAGATAGCGCGCCGGATTAAAAAAAATACCGGGCGTAATCCTGCTTCGAATGTGCGAAATTTCAGGTAGGGAATATGATGGCTGAGTTTGTACCCAATTCATTCCAGGTGCCGAACAGAATTGTCGATGAAATAGCGGGTAAGGTTTCGGCAAAAGCATTTGCCTGTCTGATATTTATCATTCGTAAAACACGGGGCTGGCATAAAGTAAAAGATTCTATTCCTTTCACCCAATTTAAGCAGTTTTTAGGCATAAAAGACGACAGAACGGTGCAGAAATTATTATCAGAACTGGAGGTTATCGGGCTGATAAGTGTGCGTAGAATAAACGGTAAAATGAATGAATATTCGATGGGGGAATTGTTCAAAAATGATCATCAACCACCCACAAATAATGCACCTGCATTAAATGCCACCACCCACAAAAAATGTAGTACACCGCCCACAAAAAATGTGGGTGCCACCACCCACAAAAAATGTGGGTCATCAAAAGACACTACAAAAACAACTATTCAAAAACAAAGTAATATGGTCAAAACAGGTGAAATACCCTTTGATCAATTCTGGTCAATCTTTCCAAAAAAGGTAGGTAAAGAACCTGCTGAAAAATGCTGGAATAAGCTATCAGCAACAGACCAACAATCAGCACTAGAAAAATTACCCACTCAATACCAGGGCACACAAAAACAATACATTCCAAATCCATCGACTTATCTAAACCAAAAGCGGTGGAATGACGAAATAATTAACCAGGGCAAAAACCATGAATCAGCCAGCAAAAAACCCAGCGGAGATTTTAGCAAAGTACAAACCGACGAAGGGTTCCTCCGTGATTACGCATGACGAATATTTAAAGCAAACGGCTGCTATTTCAAGTCAGGTTATACAGCAGGCTAAATCTGATGTTGCACAAAGCCAGCAAATAATCATTGAGAAAGCTGTGCAACGTGCTGGTATTCCTGAGCGATTTATCTGCAAAGCATTTGACAGCTATCAGGCAACCGCAACTGACAGCATGAGAGCAAAAAAGATATGCCAGCGATACGCTGATAATTTTACTGATGTTCTGAAGAAAGGTGTGTGCATGGTTTTAACAGGGCAAGCAGGCACGGGTAAAACGCATTTGGCAATATCTATACTCAGTCAGGTTATCAACAATGGAAACACGGGGCTATTTATTACCGTTTCAGAAATGCTCAGGGCTATACGGGGTACATATTCTCCAGCCAGCAAAAAAACAGAACAGCAGGTATTTGATGATTTTATCCTGGCTGATTTGCTGGTACTGGATGAAGTGGGGGTGTCGATCGGTGACGATGAAAAGCGTAAGGCTATCATATTTGACGTGATTAATGGTCGCTACAATCGAATGAAACCAACCATTATTTTAGGTAATTTAACGCCTGATGAAATGGAGCAATACCTTGGGTTTAGAGTATGGGACAGGATTAAGGAGTCAGAAGCTCCGGTGATATCGTTTGACTGGGGTAGTTACCGCAGGAAACAGGTGCAGCCATCATGATCGAATTTAAGAAAATAACAAAACGCCAATGGAAATCAGTATGCGGGTGTTATCTGATACTGGCCACCGGTAAGGATGGTAGTTACCTGTATTCGGCCAGCTATAAAGGCATTGATGATAAATACGAGCAGCTTGGTGTATATGCTAACGGCACACCAAAGCAGAATGCAGAGCTAGCAAAGGCAGCTTGTGAGTCGCACAAGGTAAAACAGGGCTGAACCGATGATCGCCCATCAATATCACCCAACCTGCAAAGCTAACAGTTGCCCGCTACTGGCAACCGAGGTAACAGACTACTGGCCGAAGGAAAAGAAGCGCGACCCGAAGTTTCCACGATGGGGGTTGTGTAGTTACCATTATGGTCAAGAACCTGCAGAATGGGCTGAGATAACACGCCGCATTATTCAGCACCAGACCACGTTGCTGCTGCTACAAGGTGTCAGCAATATCACTGATCAACTGATTAAGCCATTGGCTGGTGAGCGAGTGGAAGAATGGATGGGCAGAGTGGGTCGGCATTATAAAACCATACTGTTGCAGCAGCAGCCAGCAGCACCTGACCTTACAGCGTTCGAATCACTACACAGTCTGCTTGATATAACCAGGTCAGCACCATGATTGTGTCAGAAATAAAAAAGGTACTTCCAGCCATTTTCATCCAACACGGGCACAAGACTCGTGGGTTTTGTGCAGATTTAGTTTGCCTATGGACTTCCTTACTCTTTCATTGGTTAGTTGTTTACTGATGGGTCGAGTGGTTAACAAAAAGGAATTGTCTGAAATCATCGGGGTTAGTGAGCGAACTTTGACCGATTGGCAGGACAAAGGAATGCCAATTAAGGTTGATGCTGGTCGAGGTAAGTCAAATGAATATGACACTCAGGATGTGATTGAGTGGCGAGTTCAGTTTGTGTCTTCCGGTTATCAGAGAGAGTCGGCAAAGGATAGGCTGGATAGATTAAATGGAGATTTAAAAGAGTTAGAGCTGGCGGAAAAATCAGGGATGTATGTGATGGCTGATGATGCCGAGTGGGCTCTTGAAAGTGTCATTCTTTCAGCTCGATCTGAACTGATGCGATTGGCCAGAAAATTAAAAAAACATTTAAAGAGAAACTATGAACTCGATTGTGAACTCAAGGAGCTTCAGGGTCTTACAAACCCCGTCCTCGCCCGCCTGGCTGAATACTCGTCAGACGATGAGGACGAGGATGAGGAAGGCTTTGAAAAAATGGTCGCCTCCTGAAGATATTAGCACCAGAGAATGGAACGAAAAATATAGAATGCTGACAAAGCTGGAATCGCCAGATCATGCTGGAAAATTCGATATGATGAATATTCCATGGGCAATTGGTATTTGTGCATCAATCGACGATCCAGAGGTCTGGAAAGTAATCAATATGAAATGTAGCCAGCAGGCGTGGACTAGTGGCCCAGTTATTGGGTATGTCATGAAAAGGATTGATGTTGACCCATGTTCTATAGGAATTATGTTTTCTAAGGCGGGGGAATTTGACGGTTTTATTGAGGAAAAATTGGCACCAGCAGTCAAGGCTACACCGAAATTAAAAGGAAAGATTGATGTTAGTGTTAGTCGAAAAGCAGGTAATAAAAAGAATTTTCGTAACTTTCCTGGTGGGTTTTTAAAGTTAGTCACATCAAACTCACCAGCATCTGGTAAAAACTCGACGTTAACAGTCGCAATCATTGAAGAGCCAGATGATGCAAACGCCAATGTTAAAGGGCAGGGTGATGCGATTAAAAACTTTGAAGAGCGAACAAAACAGGTTGAAGACAGAAAAGTTATCTATGGAGGCACGGCCACAATAGATGGTTTATCTGCCATTCAAACCGCTTACGAAGAATCTGATAAAAGTAAATTTTATATTCCGTGCCATGATTGTGGAGAGTCTCACCCCCTCGATTTTTATAATGTAGTGTGGGATAAAGACAATGAAACGGTGCATGAAATATACGGAAGAAGCAAACCAGAAACAGCGGTCTATGTATGTCCTCATTGTGGGTCAATATGGGATGACGAACAAAAATGGAAGAATGTTCAGTCTGCTGTTTTTACAGAAAATTATGGGTGGAAAGCAACGGCTGAATTCAGAGGCATCAGGGGTCATGCCGGTGTAGGTGAAATTTATCTAAATGGCAATAGCTCAAGAATGGAACGACTGGTGGAAAGATACCTGGAAGCAAAGCACAAGCTGGCTCAGGGAATAGATACCTTCTGGATATCATTTGTTAACAATTGCCTGGCACTGGCCTATAAATACGAAAGCAATAATGCAGAAGCTGAAACGCTTGAGCAAAGGGCGTTAGATTACCCAGAAATGCAAGTGCAGATTGGTGGATTAAATATTACCATAGGTATCGATGTGCAAGATGATCGCTTTGCTGTCTGTATCAGGGCATGGGGCAAAAATGAAGAAAGCTGGCTGGTGTATTGGGGTGAAATATACGGCGTAGTCCATGACATAAAAGACCCTGTATGGACGGAATTAGAGCAGCTGTGCTTCCAGCCATTCAAGCATGTTAAAGGGTTTGACATATTTGCTCAGGCGCTAACCATCGACTCATCAGACGGTGGTACAAACGACATGGTTTATACCTGGGTAAGGGCCATGAAGAAAAAATATTCTCATGTGCTTATCATGGCATGAAAAGGATCAACTGATCAAACTGATAAAGAAATATTTTCAACGCCCAGCGAAAGATCAATAGATCATAAATCGCCGACAAAAGCATCAAAATATGGGTTGAAGGTTTATATAATTGGAACCCTTAAATCAAAGGATCTGCTGTATAAAAGGCTACAGCTGGAGGGTAATGGGGCAGGGCGGATGCACGCTTATAAGACAGTTAGGAATGACTATTTTAAGCAGCTAAACAGTGAAGTAAAAGCACCATCACCTACTAACAGAAAAAAACTAGTTTGGCAGAAATACTCTGGCAGACGACTCGAAGCTCCAGACACAGAACGCTATGCCCTTCATGCGGCACGGGCTAAAAAGCTGCACTTAAAAACACCAGCGCAATGGGATGATATCGAGCATCAATTGCAACAAGTGGATCTGTTCAGCGCTCCAGCCGTTTCTCAAGAAACCAATAACAATCAAACAGCGGATAATGATCCGTATGGAAATGTAGATATGTATGACTCAGTAGGGGGTAACGATGGCTGGCTCTGAAAATTTAGGCGACATCATCTATGAAGAAATGTTCCAGGCCGCCAAAAAACTCGGAATAGATCTCAGTCGTAACCGGTTGCACGATTTTGCCCTGGTTGTTGATGACGGGGTTAAGCGTCGATGTGGGTCAGAACGAGTTTATGTTCCTGTTGAAAGAAAAGATATTCGCAATGAAAGAATTTGCAAATTAAAACTGGCAGGAAAGACATGCCGAGAAATTGCAAATAAAGAAGGTATGTCTAAAAGCCAGGTATTTACTATCTGTCAGCAATATGGAGTTTAGTAAATAGTGATCCTGTCCGGTTTTCTGCCTAAAAACCGGACAATAAATCAGTTATAAATTCACATCAAGTTCACTGTTGAGAATATTGATGTCGATCCACGCTGCTTTAGAGCAATACATTCACTTTACCCTTCTGTCATTAATTGCTCTGTTTATATTCTTTGTTGTTTTGGTGGAGTTAAAAACAGAGTTTGAAAATACAAAATACTACCCCGTCATAAAAGTCCTATTTGGTGTTCCATTTTTAATAGCAGATTGTTTGATGAACTGGGTATTTGTACCTCTATTTTTAGACCTGCCAGCACATCCCTTTGAGCTGGTAACCGGCAGAATGACCCGCTACAAAAAATTACAATCGAATCGACCATGGAATTTATCTAGACTTAAAAAATGGCGTTTATCTTTTGCGATCTGTTTATGCAATCACCTCAACCGTTATGATGCAGGGCATTGTTAATGAAATTACCTGAAACAGAAACACTTATTCGCTTATGTAGTCCGGGCCTACTTCGGTGATTTACGAACAGAAACAAAATCACGTCATGAAACGATAGATGATAAGCCTCGGCCTGAATCCATTCTAACCACACTGTTTAAAAGAAAATGATAGCTCTAATCGATCAATATTTTAGCCTGGTCATTACTGCAATGATCTATTTGTTTATCGCGTTTGTTTTCGTGATGAAAGTTAAACACAGGGTAGTCGGCACTAAATGGGAATTGCCTGGGAAGATATTCCTTGCTTTGCCTTTTGTTGTCTTCGACTGGTGGGTAAATATTTTATTAATACCTTTGTTTTTAGATGCTCCGGGAAGCTTTACTGAACTGGTTACAGGAAGGATGAAGCGATATAAGAAACTCAAGGTTTACAGTCATTCATCCAGAATAATTAAGTGGCGCTTTATGTTCGCTGTCTGGATATGTCAAAAGTTAAACCAACATGATAAGGACCATTGTTAGTGGAGTTTTTAAACGCCATCAATCTTGAACAGCTCGGTACTGCTGGTTTATTTATCGCGTATTTAATCTGGCAAAACAGGTTAATGGCTCGGGTGATTGATAAAAAAGAAACAGAGTGTATGCACTGGCAGAATAAAGCTTTTGATGTATCTCGTGACTCTCAAAAAGAAATGTTTGAATCCGCTCAAATATTTGAAAAAACACTCGAGGCGTTAAAGAGCTAGTTATGTTTTCGATCTTTAAAAAGAAGTCTCAGGCTGAAAAGCATATTGAAGACAGAGAGTTTAATGAAAGTGAAACGCAGCGAATAGAGTCTAAAAAATTAATGCGTGAAAACCGTAATAAACTAAATGAATTTCTTGATGAGTTAAAACAAAAAGAGCAAGTGCATCATGGGTAACTGGATTACAGAAATTGGTAACAACGCAATAACGATTACAGCTTTGTACTTAACCTGGCGGTGTTGGGTCTGGTATTTCCATGGTGAATTAAGCTCATTTGCTGAAAAGATCGTGGTGACAATGGGTGTAATGTCCTTTGCTGTCGCTGTCTGTGTTGGCTGGTGGGGTGTAGCAATATATCTTGCAACGCCTCCAGATCATTGGCATGTGTGGTTCGTGGAAAATAAATGGGCCATGACACTACCTGTTTCAATTGCTTATACCTACGCAGCAACTAGATTCACACAGTACATAGACGGATTTAACTCAGTAAAAGAACACATGATGTTCATAGGCGTTTTCTTTTTAGCTGCTGGGGTTAGTTTGCTGTAATGCCTTATATCACTAAAACAACTTCTTTTTGCAATACATCACAACAGTACATACATCCTGTAGCTATACCTGTGCATGATACTGGTGATCTAGTTATAATGTTTGTGTCTATTGATTCAGGGTTTATCGATGGAGCTATAACTGACTTTACTCAGGAGATAGTTGAAACGCAAGGGCCAGAACTATACTGTTACTCTCATGTGGCAGGCGCTACGCCAATAACTGAAACTACTATTAATTCGCTTAACAATACTTACGTTGCTTATTATATAGCTATTATTAAGGGGGCTCCTGCTACAAACTTTATTGACAGTTATTCTCTAAGAGGTAATGCTGGCAATAACGCTCCTATTGATGCTCCTGGCGTTACAACTACTACAGATAATTGTCTAGTTCTGTCCTGTCTTGGAGACTGTGGAGGTAATACTATACCTTTGCCTGAAGTGAGTAGTTCTGCTTTAGGTTATGCTAATAATAACAACTACCATCATGGAAGTTCTTTTTCTGCGCGATATCAGATAACTGCCGGAGCAACAGGAGACTTCCTCTATTACTCAGCTGCTCAACCTAATCCCGGAGCAATAACAGTTGCTATTAAAGATGACGGTACAAGCAAGATAGCTGCGTATAAAGATATAAATAATCCCGCTGCAATTCTTTTAAACTCTTTTAATACTGCAAGTTTTGCGGGTATAGACGGAACTGATAGAAGCGTAAATATTACTGCTGATGCAACTGGTAGTAATCTTATCCCTGATATAGACGGAAATGCTACACATTCAGTAGAAGCTGACGGTCAATTGGTTAACTCTAACGTTAGAAATGAACAAGAATATGGTTTTACAGGTACTCGTTTACAACAACAAAGCCTATCTACTTATAACGAAATTCCTTTGATTGGAGCGTTTACAATAGACTCTCTTGATCTTACTGATGAAATAATACTTTTTCGTTTTATAATTGATGCCGGTAACAAACTTCCTTACAACAAAGGAGTATGTTCTCTCATAGTATCAGATGGTAATGGTTCTATGCTTTGGGCAGCTAATGGTACAGAGGTTATGCCTAACACTGTGAAAAGTTATTTCAGCCACTTGATCCAGATGCCAGACTCAAGCAATGTATCTACCGGATATGAGTTACAAGAATATGGCACTTTTGATAGAAGTGCTGTAACAGTTATAGGTGTAGGTGTTAGACCTAATAGCTCCTATTCTGGCATTAACATGAGCCCTCTTTATCTCCTAAGAACGCTTACTGTTTTAGGGGGGTATATTGGAGGCGAGCTGAGCTTTTTAGATGCCTACACCCTAGCTCAGCAAAACTTACTATACACAATAGAATCGCAGAATACCCAATCTGTAGGGCAGTTTTACTGTATGCAAAAGATAAGGATAGGGAATGGCGGCACAGATGCAGTGGTATGGGATAGTACAGGACAGTCTATTGAATTTCCCATTGCTGCAAATATATCCGAACTAAAAGTACAATCACAAATTAACCCAGCTACTCTCGGTATAGAGTTTGATTTTGGTACAGGTAATTCAGCCATTATAGATGCCAATACCTATAACATGGGTGATTACCACGTATTTGAACTAACTAGTGGGGATATCTCTACAAATGGTGTTCTGGTTCTAAATGGCACAGTTGTTCTTCATCCATTAGATAATATTCTTAGCGGGCTGACATTTTCCGCGTGTAAAGAGATTACTCATAATAGCACTGATATGACTAGCGGTGTTGTTATCTCAAACTGTGTTGATGCTCAAGCAATTACAGTTACAACTGAGACTGATTTTGAAAAGCTACACAACTGTACGTTTAGCGGTAATTCAGTAGCAATAAAAATAACGGGCGATCAGTCTGGAACATGGACTGATCCAAATCTTACAGTGTCTGGCAACACTTATGATATTGAATATACAGGTACAACAGATTTTGAGATTCAATCAGCTACTAGCCTGAGTGTGCATGATGGTACTAACGGCGTACCCGGAGCAGGAACACTGACAATCGTAACACCAACAGTTAACACAGGCTTATCATTTACAGGTTTAGTCGCTGGTTCACAAGTCGTAATTTTTGAGACTGGCACACAAACAGAAATACAACGAAATAACTCAACAGCTACAAGCGAATCGTGGAGCGAGGTTTATTCTGCTGATCAAGACGTTGATTACACGATAATGAAAGCGGGGTATTTGCCTATTCGTGTAGCAGGTGTAACAGCTGGAAATTCAGTTATTCCTATTTCAGTATCACAAACATTAGATCCAATTTACGACTCTAGTCACGGTTTAGCTTATACAACAAATATTACATACAATAGAACAACAAAGGTTTTAACACTTGTTACCAGGGAAGAGGGAAGAAGCATTTATTCTGCATTGATAGCTGAGTTTATAGCCCAATCAACATTGGCTAATACTCAGTTTAATCTAAAAGCTATTGGCCCTGATAGAATAGACTTTCTAGATGGTTGCACAATTGATGATTTAGATCATTGGAAAGGAGCAGGAATGCAGTGGGAAAATACTAGTGATCAAGTAATAGGTAAATGGTGTTCAATCAAATCAGCAGGAACGATACCAGCAGGCGGGCAAGGCGAATATCAACAAGTAGACGGATCAACTACAACAGATTTAAGAGCTACAGGCGCAGTAGATCAAATATTTAAATTCTATGAAGACGCTAATGGAGATGGTACACCAGATTATGACTATTCAACGCATTTAGTTATTGAATACCATATCAACGGTTATTATGAATCAAGAGCAAATGTGCTCAATGGTCTGGGATTAACCGAATTAGAATCGTACGAATATACAGTAGGCATGGAGCCTGAAGCCATGACAGCGGCAACGGGTGATCCTGCTATAACTTTAACAGTCGTAGACCATACAGCAAGCCCTAAAGTAGTTGGTGGTAAGTCGTTTGATTATGAGATTCAGGACGGTGGTACAAATACAGCAGAAGACATTCTAAGAGAGTGGAATTATAACCTTTCTCAGGATGCGACTTATCACAGTAAAAACCCTTTTAACTGGCCTGATTTTGTTATAGAAGAGGGCGCAGACTACGCAACATCAGTCGGTTATGTTGACGGGCAAGACACTACAACGACTTTGCACGGTTGTTATGTAAGCAGAGGTGGTTCTGATCATCCAGACTTCGTGAGATTTCAATCTAATGATGAGAGTTATTATGTTGAACCGGTTACAGCAAATGGCAGCATTACTAGTCTAATTTCGGGCAGCAGAGTACGAATTGTTAGAAATGTAGGGGTAGATAATGATGAAACAATAAATACTGTTGTAGCCGCTGCAGGGTACTCAGTATCCTATACTGATGGTACTACTTACTCAGATGGAGATGTTCTCACTATTACAATAGCTTACCAATCAGGATTAAATGCCAAGAAGATACAAACTTTAACAGCTTTAGTTTCTACTACTGGGTGGTCTGCAGTAGCTAGTCAAGAAACAGATAGTGTATATGAAAATAACGGTATAGCTGGATCTACGGTCACTGGATACTCTGCTGATTATGTAGATGATGCAGATGGATTGAATATAGATATTCAAATTGCCGGAGCTACTTTTAATATTCTCAATGGGTATGCCTGGTATGTGCATAATTTAATGACAGAAGAGGGCATACGTCTTTTCTTTAATGTTATGCAGGCTATTAATGCAGGACACTATGAGTTTAATACAGATATTGCTACTGTAAAGTTAGATAACGTAGGTACTCAAAATTTACTAGAAACTTCTAATGCTTTACTAACGTGTAAAGACGGTAGCGATCCTAGAAGAAATCCCCCTACAGGGGGGTTTGGGATATCTATGAATGTAGGAGATATCTACGTCGCTAATATAGGAGGGTCAGCTTTAACAGCTGGTGAAAAAACTTCTTTGGCTAATATTGAAGCTAAATCAGCAGCGAGTCAAATTAGCATCGACAATGTAGTGGCGCACCTGGTAGAGATTAAAGGAGGTGGGTTTGATACGTTAACCGATTCACTGGAACAAATTAAAGATAATCAAAGTGCGGTATCTGACCAGGATAAAACTGACATTATCACCGGCACTAAAACCGCCATTCTCGGCGCAGAGTCTTTCCCATGACACTCTGGCAAATAATTACGGGCAATAGCTCTTTGCCGGTGCAGGCAGGCACTACTTTTTGGGACCATTTAAATAACCAGCTAGGTGGTAACTGCCCAGGCATCGTGGCTGAAGTCATGAATAATAATGCGGTGCTCATGGTCGATATCCGTCAGCCAGAACAACGGGCAGAAATAGAAATAAAGCCATTGACGGCACAAGTGAAAACTGTTCTAACTGCTGAAATCACTCAAACACAATATGAGGCAACCCTGCAATGTTCACCCTAACCACTGGGTATGATGCCCATTTTGTAATAACTCTTAAAAAAATAGTTAATGATGTGTCCAGTACATTCGATATACCGATTACAGCCACTGTGCAGGCAGCGATAATATCCAGTGATCGTTCGTCATTATTGGTTGACCCTGTCACGGTTGACCATACAGATGGTGAAGGTGATTGGAGTGCATCAAAAATTGTGGTAGATATTCCTAAGTCTAGTTTGGGGTCTGTCAAAGTGGGTGAAATAAAGATGGAAATAAAAGTATCTGATGGTGATAGCGAATTACCCTGGGTGCTAGAAGGTGAGGCAGAGCAAGGTCATATTAGTTAATATTTTAGCTGCATATAAGGTTCAAATTTATCTTCTATGTTTGAAAATTCAGTCATTAGTTCTTTCATTAGCTCCGCTCTTTTGGTGTGTTTTTTTTGTGTATGAGCTAAATCCATTTCTACGGCTTTGCACCAAAGGTCATTCCAGACGTAATTATAAGTTTTTTTATCGAAAATAAATCTGATTCCAATAATTGATCTGCGGAAGTTATCTTGAGTTTCACTACTTAAATTTCCTTCTCTAGAGAGGTCTGAAAGAAATGTTTTTATATTTATAAATACTTCATATCTTCTATCAAATAACTCATTCTTTAGTCGATTTTGATTGGTTTTCCATTGAACATATGCGATTAATAATCCAATAGCAGCAATTATTGGGAGTGATATAGCGGAGGTTATATCTATCCAGGTAGGCTCACATTTCATGGTTTTGGTCATCAAAAATTAACGATTATACACCTGTCCGGTTTTCTCCCTAAAAACCGGACAAACATTCTGGCATAGTCCGTCGCATGGCAATAGACATCGACAACGGATTACCCAATCCCGAAAACAGAACCACCCTAGAACACTACACCTACTGGATACGTGTCGAGGTCGCCGTGGGTGCCGGACAGCAAATCTCAGTTAATGGACGCAGCCTCACCCAGGCCGATGAAGCCTGGATAACAACCCGCCGCAAAGAATACGAAAACAAGCTGGCATCAGAAGCGGCAAAAGCTTCTGGTTTACCGTCTGGCCCGGTGTACCTGGGGTAAATGATGGATTCACAACTGGCACTCGATAATCAATCACCTGACCTGGCTGGCATAGAGCAACTGCCAACATTGGCGGCCAGTGCTCATGATGCGGCGTCACTCAGTGACCGTGCAATCGGTGACTGGAATCCCCTGCCAGCATCACCAGATATAGATTTGATTGAAGAGCTTGTCACGATGGTGGGTCGCTCTCGTGACCTTGACCGCAATAACGGCATAGCTTCTGGCGCAGAACAAACCCACAAAGATAATATTATTGGTTCCAGCCTGCGCCTAAGTGCGAAACCAGATTATAAATTGTTGGGTAAAACTATCGACTGGGCGCAGGAATGGGCAGACAACACAGAAGCACAATTTAGAAGCTGGGCAGAAACCACAGAATGTGATGCCGGTGGCGAACTCAATCTACTGGGTTTAACTCAGCAAATGTTTTCCGGTGCTTTTACCAATGGTGATGGACTGGCGTTACCGCTCTGGAAGCCCCTGCCAGCTACGCGATGGGCAACTCGATTACAGGTCATGGAGTCTGACAGACTCGACACACCTTCAGGCATGGAACAGAAAAAGAACCTGAGTGGTGGCGTACAGCATGACCAGCACGGTCGGCCTATCGAATACTGGATCATGAAAAACCATCCGGGTGAAAAATACGGATTTGTGTATGCCGGGGCCGATGAGTACCAGCGCATTCCCGCTTTCACCGATTGGGGTCGTCGTCGTGTTATTCACCTGCATGATAAAAAACGTGCCGGAGCAAGTCGTGGAAAGCCATTAATTTCATCGGTTATGCGTGAATTTAAAATGGCTGGTAAGTACACCGTTACCGAACTGCAAACCGCTATTGCAAATTCACTGATTGCTGCCGTGCTGGAATCTGATCTCGATCAGGAAACTATGAACAGTATTTTCGGTGAAAATGCCGAGAAAAAATACAACGAATTTTTAGGTGGATACAAACCCCGGCTATCCGGTGGTGCCGTATTAAAAATACCACCAGGCACAAAAATGCACCTGCTTAATGCCGGGCGCAATAACTCTGCTTATGACTCATTCATGCAGAGTCTACATCGCAATATGGCAGTTGGTTTAAATATTCCATACGAACTGTTGATGAAGGACTTTTCAAACGTCAATTATTCATCAGGACGCATGGCATTGCTCGAAGCCTGGCGTTATTTCTGGGGCCGTCGTCGCTGGATATCTGATTACTGGTTGAACGTTGTTTATGAATTATGGCTAGAAGAAGCCATTAACCTGGGCAGAGTCGAAGCACCAGATTATTACGACAATAAATATGCCTATTTACGCTGCCGCTGGATCATGTCCGGACGTGGTTGGGTTGACCCAGTTAAGGAAGCCAATGCGGCGAAAATCAGAATGGATATTGGTGTGTCTACTCTGGAAAACGAATGCGCGGAACAGGGTCTGGACTGGCGCGAAACTTTAGAACAGCGCAAGTTTGAAAACGATTATGCGCAAGAACTTGGTTTGCCGAGTGTGCATGAAGTTGAGTATGCGCCGGATGTTTCTCGGGAAACAGATCAAGATAAATCAGATGATGAAGAAAAAACCAAAAAAGAGGAATCGGCTAATGCCTGAAGTTGAACAATTTAAGTATCAACTTATCCAAGGCTTGCTTTACGACACGCCTTTGATGATAGCACCTGGTAAAGCAGAAATTCTGCATAATGTTATTCAGGGTTACTCAATGGGTAAGCCACCAGAAGTTGATGCTGCTGCATTTCCAAGCAATACAGAGCGTAAGCCGTACCAGATGACCACGAGTGGAATTGCTGTTATCTCTGTCATGGGCTCACTAACACATCGTGCTGGTTTTCTGGATGCGCTGTCGGGTATGACCAGCTATAGCCGGTTGGCCAGTCAATTACGCAAAGCTGAAAAAGATCAAGACGTTAAAGCAATCTTGCTCGATGTCGATTCGCCGGGTGGATCTGTCTCTGGATTGTTTGACCTGGCTGCAGAAATAAAACGTATAGATTCTGTAAAAACTGTTTGGGCTCTTAGTAATGAAAGCATGTTCAGTGCTGCTTACGCAATAGGTGCCAGTGCTAGCAGAATCATTGCACCAGAAACCGCTATGGTCGGTTCAATAGGCGTCATCATGATGCACCTGGACCAAAGCAAAGCACATGCAAAAGCCGGTAAAAAATACACGCCAATCTATGCAGGCCATCACAAAATTGATGGCAGCAGTCATGCGCCTTTAAGTAAACAGGCACAAGGCACTTATCAAAATATTGTCGATCAAAATTACGATATCTTTGTTCGTCATGTTGCAAGTGGTCGCACTAGCATGAGTGAGCAAGATGTTATCGATACACAAGCCCAAATTTACACTGCTAAGGATGCTATGGACGTTGGTTTAATAGACCAGATTGCCTCGCATGATGAAGCGCTTAACCTACTGGAAGCGGAAATACAGCAACCAGTTTTATCAACACTGGCAACAGCCAGTAAATCACCGGAGACAATTATGTCTGAAAAAGAAACGGGCATAACGTCCGTCATTTCACAGGCCGATCTCGACTCTGCTGTTGCCAACGCAAAAGCAGAAGGTCACGAGACTGGTCTACAAGCTGGACGCGAAGCGGAGCAAACCCGCATCAACTCTATTCTTAAACTCGACTCAGCCAAAGGCAAGATCGATGCAACGCTATCAGCTGCAATCGAAAACGGTCTTGAAGCTGAAGCTGCAGACAAATTTCTGGTTGCAGTACCGGCAAAAGCAACAAATGGTTTCACCGCCGCAATGGATGCCCTGGGTAATCCAGAGATCGGTGTTGATACCGGTGAAGGATCCGAATTAACCGATGATCAGTTAGCTGCGAAAGTAGTTTCACTGGTCCAGTCATAAGGGGGAATAACTCATGTCTGAATTTACATCAACAATCTATTCACCAGATCGCCTGGTGGGTAATAACGCTCATCTGCTGGTTGGGCAAAAAGTCACTATTTTAACCGGTCAGGTTTTAAGTCGTGGCGCATTGCTTGGCAAGATTACTGCATCCGGTAAGCATATTTTAAGCCTGTCTGCTGCTGGTGATGGTTCACAAACAGCCGATTTAATTCTGGCTGAAGATGTCGATGCAACGGCGGCTGATGTGGTAACACTAGCATACAGCCGTGGTGACTTTGACGAGTCCGCTGTCACTTATGGCACTGGCCACACTGCGGACAGCGTCCGTGAAACCCTGCGTGGAAAAGGCATTGTGCTTGTTCCATCTGTTAGCGCATAACTGGAGATAATAACAATGGATATCTTTTCTACAAACGTACTGGCGAAAGTGGTTGAACTCATGAACCGCCCGTCATCATTTTTACTCGATACCTATTTTCCTTCGGTGCAAGTTCACGCAACGGAGGAAATTAACTTCGATGTAGTCACGACAGCTCGACGCCTTGCGCCATTAGTGTCGGCAGTTGTTGAAGGTCAAATCGTACAGGAAACCGGCATGGTCGCTAAAAGCGTTAAACCTGCCTATGTTAAACCTCGTACACCGTTGGCACCATCAGGCGCGTTAAAGCGTATGGCAGGTGAGCAAATAGGCGGAACGCTGTCACCAGCAGACCGTCAAATGGCGCGTATTGCAGCGACTATTGCAGACCATATCGGCCAGATTACTCGTCGTAAGGAATGGATGGCAGCTTCTGCCCTGCGTACCGGTGCTATTACCCTGTCTGGTGATAAATTTCCCACGCAAAATATCGACTTTGGTCGTAATGCTGCATTAAGTGTTACGCTGGCTGGTGCCACTGCCTGGGGTGCTGCCGGGGTTAACCCATTGGCTAATCTACGCGCCTGGGCTTTGTTAGTGCTTAAAAATGGTGGGGTCGGTGTGACTGATATCACAATGGATGCAGATGCCTGGGAACTGTTCTTTGCATCAACCGAAGTTCAGGCACAGCTTAACTATCGTCGTGATGTTGCTGCAAACTTCAGCAGCAATTCACAAAGTAATGTGGGTGGTGTGTATCAGGGTTCAATCGGTAACTTCAATTTTTACACTTATGCTGAATGGTATGTCGATGATGCCGGTGCAACTCAGCCAATGTTGCCCAATAAAACTGTTATTCTCGGTGGTGCAGGACTCGAAGGTATTCAGGCGCATGGTGCGATTCTTGATGATGCGGCTGGTTTGATTGCGATGGAATACTTTCCTAAGTCATGGGTGCCACAAGACCCTGCAGTTCGTCAGGTGCTTACTCAATCTGCACCGTTGGTTGTGCCTTGCAATGTTAATGGTTGCCTGGCTGCAACAGTCGCATAGGGGTGATTGCCATGTTTATCACAAACAGCACGTTTCATATCACTAAAGACAAAGTTATCGAGTCTGGTGTTGAGGTCTCGCAAAAAGACCTTGGCATCAGTGATGACGATGTTAAGCGGTACATTGCACTTGGCTCGCTGGTTGATATTCAGAAACCGGCAAAAGCGGTAAAACCCGCTGAAGCTGAAAAAACGGAATCTCCTAAGTAGGGCCTTATGGATCTGTCCGCTCTAAACAATGCCGTCCTCAACACCTGGGGCGAAAAACTCCAGGTAAAGGTCGGCACTATTACGCACAGTAACATCGTTGGTGTTTATGCCGATGCGTACGCAAAAACCAGCGTCGGTAATACCGACGTAGAGCGGCCAGATCCATCTTTTTCGTTTAAAACATCAGACTATAATCAATTAGCACCTGCGGTCGATGACCAGGTTATCTACCAGGGTGTCACCTATACAATCATCAGTGCTCCAATTTATGAAACCGGTAACTGGTGCAATGTGATGGTGAGGGTGTACTGATGATTACGGTCGATATTAACCCGATTGATTTAAAACATACGGCACAGTTTCTGTTGGCATTCCCAAAAGAAATTAATACCGCAAAATATAGAACACTGGCAAAAACCGTTAAGTGGGCCAGTGGCCAACAAGCGTCAAAACTGGCAGCAGAAAATGCTATGCCGGTCAGTATCTTTAAGAAAGGTGCAAAAAATGTAAAAGGGTTCAGAGTCAGAACCAGCAAGATTAAATTTAATACTACAAAGGCACAAATATGGGCTGGTTCAAACAGTGTAAAAGCTCGTTACCTTGGTAAAGCTAAAGAATCAAAACGAGGTGTTACAGTAGGATCTGGGCGTACTCGTCGATTTTATGAAGAGGCTTTTTTAATTCAGAGAGCCGATGGACGGCCATCGGTTGTGTATCGTAATAAAAACAGCCGTAAAATCCGCTCAATCACTGAGCCAGTTCAATCTGTTTCAGTCGATGAAATTGAAGCGGCAATACCCGGTGAGCTATACAAAAAAATGGATCAGGAAATGAATTATATCCTGAACGTTGCAAAAACAAAGTACCAGAGAACAGGGCGGAACTAATGCCAGTCTCCAGTCAATTTGAAATAGAGCCGCTCATCCTGCAAGTCATTAACAGCCTGGCATTGGCCGGGCTTAAAACGGTCAGTGATGAAACCATCATGGCCGGTGTTAATAACCCGTCTAAATTATTACCAGCCGTTATTTTATTCAGTGGTGATGGCCAATACAGTCAGGGTGTCGATGGATCGGTGCAGACTGAAACACAGTTCTGGCAGATCTCTGTCATGGTTAAGCACGTTAACAATACAGCAACGCAAACCACAGCCAGTGAAGCCGGTAGTTTTATGACGCCGATACTTAACGCCCTGGTCGGTAATCAGATAAACGCCAATTTTGCACCACTAGAAATAGTAGAGCGTCCTGTTGCTAATTATTCAGAAGGGTTTGCAGAGTTCCCGGTCATCTTAAAAACCAGTTTTGATGTAGGGGCGGGGGCTTAACATGCATAGAGCAGAACAAAGCCTGCAGGCTATTAAAACAAACTTAACGGGGTTGACTGTTACCGGTGCTTCTATCCATCGAGCATTTGAAGAAATTCCAGCCGTGCCAGCCCTGGTATTAAAAATGGAGTCAGATGCCGTTATCGATTCAGCTTACGGGCAATTTAACCGGGCGCTAAGTTTTGCAGTCGATATACAGATCAAAAAAAGCGCCACAGCAGAAGCCACATTTAACCAGATTCGAGCAGAAGTGCACAAGGCACTGATGCTGGATATAACGCAGGGTTTAGCATTTATTGACAGAACAGAGCCGGTCATCGATGACGCACCCGCGCAAAAAGACCTGGAGCGCCCGATCATAGAACAGTCGATGCATTTCAGAGTTTATTATTCACATTC